CCACAACCTATTCCTAAGTACATTGCCTGCATGGGATAAAGGTTCTTTAATTTGTACAGTGTTATCTGTAGCTGGTACTATATTTAAAGTTTTCATTACCATGTTCTTTATCACCTCTCTTAATCCCATAATTTAACCACCTACCCCTATCATGTTTTTAAATGGAATCCAACCATATTGACTGGCATTAATAGTATGATCATTAACATCCTCAGGTTCATACTTATCTTCCTTCCAAGAATAAATCTCTAACTCTGCGATATGTTTTACACAATGATCTAACACTAGATAATGGACCATATCATTAATTTTATTAAGCCATCCTAATTGAAGATGGATTCTATCTATAATCGTTATCTTCTTGTATGCATTGAGGAAATTGTAGACGCTGCCTTTCTCCCTCTTGTGCTTCTTAAGTTCTGTAATAGTTGCCTGGTCAGCTGAATCTATAAACACATCTCTAGCGAATCCCCACTTGGTTCTATTCCTTTCTAGAAATGCTAGAAGCCTTTGGACTGTATCACTTGGAGCTAATGGGTTCTCTAAGTCAGCATTGTTGTATACCTCTTCATCCAGGATGATTAGTTGCCCTTTGTTTGTGATTCCCTGGTAGATGAATGATAAAGTATCAGGACTTTCAGATGAATAAGCAGTATCAACTCCACAAGAGAAGTGAATAAACTTTAATGGATCCTTCTTATCTTCCATCAATTTCTTAAGAGTTTCCAAGCTTGTGACATTATTCTTTCTATTGAAGTTGCTAAAGATTAATCCAGTTGCTCTACCTCTAAGGCCTTGAATCTTATTCTTATAGAGCTTAGTTCCCTTAGGTACATTAAGGATGATTTGGTCTTTTTTCTCCTCACTTAACCCTGCATTATGGACAAAAGAAAAGAACCAATGTACCCAATTAGGTTTTGGTTCTTCAGTAAGCATATTATTTATTTCAACTGGTGCATCATCTTTATATTTAGGTAAAGGCCTGCTGCAGTTTATATACTCTTTATAGATTGGTAGATTAGGATCATCAGGATTAAGAGTTCCCATTAAGTAATCACACCTCATAGATGCTTCTCTTACATACTCCATATCAGCTATATTAATCTCATCTATATAGAGGCATCCATATTGACCTCCTAGAGCCTTTTTCCATCTAGTCTTATTGTCATACCCTAGAACATATATAACCTTCTCTCCTAGAGGTGTTTGATACAATATATGAGGTAATGAGTATTGCCCTTTACCACTCCCATTATATTCAACAAGTCCATTAGGGTTTATCTTCCTGTCCCCAAATATATCTAGTATTCCTAGGTCCTTAATTATTATATTCTTTTCAATAGTTCCTAGATCTAACCCAGACATAATGTGAATCTTCTTAGGACTTTCTGCAACCTTAAGCATAAACTTAAATATACCTACAGTTGTTTTACCTGCAGCTGTAGTTCCTTCTAGAAATTCTACTGGAGCATTATGTTTTAGGAATGCTTTATATTTATCTGATAATAAGAATTCTTCACTCATATAATCATTCCTTTAACTGCTCTAATATGGAGTTAAGTTTATTAAGTCCTGTATCTATTGAACCACTATGCTCTACTTGCTGCTTATCTCTCCAATTATCCGGTTTTCTGTTCTTTAACCAAAATATCTGAGCAGTGGTATCAGGTACAACTTGTTTTGTAACTATTTTAGTTGTAACCATTTCAGCTATAGGAAATCCATGTAAATCAGTCATAGGATCTCCCTTAACATCTTTCTTAATTAATCTCTCCTTGGTAACCTCATCATAGTTATATCCTAGAGCTCTTTTAAGTAATGCATTTTCAACCTCTCGGTCAATTACTTCTTTACCCCTTTTTAAGGCTGCCGAAAGTGCCGAATATTTATCCTTATATTCTCTAAATGTAGAATAGGCTACTCCTAGATTTTTAGATATTTGTTCATCTATAAGTCCATCTCTTGCCCATCCTTCTATTTCTATTAATCTAGGTTCTACGTGAGTATCATATTTGGTTAACCTTCTTTTTTTCATATCACCACCTACCTTAGTTTTTTGCGTTGAAAAAAGAGCCTTTAATTAGGCTCTAAAATGATTTCAACTTTTTAAGTATAAGCTCTTGTAAAGCATCAGATATTTCTCTCTTTTCATCTTCTTTAATAATCATACCACCATAACCATCGTATTCTTTTATTTGTTGGTATTCGGAAACTTCATTTTCTGACAACATAAATTTATGGTTTCCAATTATAACAGTCCAAACAAGATTTTGTTGGTCTGTTAATGTGGATCCAACATTATTCATATTGTATGGTGATACTTTTAATCCATTCAATAAAGATGATAATGCAGTACTAATTTCTATTCTCCTAGCATCAAATGAATCAATTTTTGCTTTTACACTATCTAACCATTCTTTATCCATTATTAATTCCTCCTTTTATATACCTATTCTACATAAAAAGAGAAAATCCTTCATTTATTTTATACCATGCTTAACTCTATCCTCTACTTCTTCCTTCTTCGCATCATTAAATCTATCTGTAGTACCTACTAGGTATCCTGTAATCCGTCTAATTCTTTCAAACTTTACATTTTCGCCTATTTCTTTACTCATTTTATCTCATCCCACTCAAAATTTACTTTCGCTATTTCAAGCCGTTTAGTGAGGGTCCTCCACCGGCCGGAGACAACTTATTTTATCTGTCGCATCCTTCTACCTTCTCTTACATATACGCTATTATCCATAACTTCTTTCAGGTCCTCAAACTTCCCACATACAATAATATCTTTATGTTTTCCGAAGTAAGGACAAGTAATGTAATTTGATTCCTCTTCGCTAAATTTTACTTCTTCCGTTAATAATATGAAGTGTTTTTTGCACCTCTTACATTTATATAATATGTACATCCTTGTCCCTCCTTGATTGCATGAAAAAACCACCGAAAAAGACTTCCAGTGGTTTCATGTTGTATTTAATATCCTTGCTCTATTTAGTGTTGTTTGAGACACAAATCACTAATACCATAATATCATAGATGATTTACAAAAACAGGTAATAAACAGGTAATTTTTAGGTAATTTTCGTGTAGTTTTTGATTTTATGATGTTTTGAACCTTGAATAATAGGGTTTAAGTATATTTGTTAATAAATCCAAAGAATCTTTATTAAGTTTTTTTAATTGTTCATAGGTGATATAGTTCTTTTGTCTAAACTTATCATTAAAACTAATTTCTATATCCCTCCAGAACATATCTTCAAAGTATTTACATTCAACTATGTATCTCTGCTGCCTAGTGAGAGCTCCTAGTGCTGCATCTATTTGTTCTTTCTCTATCTGATAAGGGTATATCCTTGATTTGTCGTCATTTATCCATTCTTTTAATAATTCAACCGCTTCCTCTTTATCTCCTACAGACATCTCTACTGTAGATCCTCCAATTCCACCATTTCCTCTTGGCATACCTGGTTCTTTATTAGTACCAATAAACACACTTGAGAATGAATCAGGATCATTCAATGCTTCTTTGAATTGTTCTATTCTGAGTAAAGTAGTCTCTATAACTGATTTCTTTCTCTTATAATCTCTTAATGCTGTTTCTATTATTCTTATGTCCATAACTCTATTCCTCCTCGTTATATATAACCCCATATACATGATACTTCACTCCAAAGCTATCTGTCCCTATCGTGTGAGCCTCATTGTGATGTTCTCTACATAGTTGTATCTTTCTGTTGTTAGTATCATCAAAGGTCTTCCTATCGTTCCCCATGCCTATGGCATCCCAATGATGAGTTTCTCCATCCTTACCACATATACAGCACCTCTTATACTTTAGGCATCCCCATAGGTACCTATCAATATCATCTGTACGATTTAAAGCTGCATCTGATAAAGGTATATTTTCTTTTAGTATGAAGTCTATGATAAATGTAATATAGTCCCTTGCCTGGCTTATACTGCAGTCGCTTAACGAAAAAGGCATTTCTCCTGTCTCTATACAATAATCATATAATAGAAATGCCCTCATATTTTCGGGATGATCTCCTGTAAACAATCCTATATCTTTAATTGTTGCAAATATCTTTTTCCTCTGTTCAGCTGTTATGGTTCTTCCATCATCTATTTTTATTTCTGCATTAATTGCATTATTATTTCTATATTTGATAATCTTGGTTTGGACCATCTCGCCAGGTATATGTACCATGAGGTCTGTTCCTTTATCTGTTTCTCTAATACCAGTTATCTGGGAGAAGTATTGCATCTATAGTCCCTCCTCAAAAAGATAAAACCCCAGGGCTTATTACTCTCCTGGGATTCTAGATCCTCTACTCGTTAAATTTAGTTTTTACTCGATACGTTATAAATGTGTATATTTCAACATTTCGTTGATTAGTTGTATATTTTACTTGTTGTATGCACCACTTATTTATAAGTATTTCTCCTTTGTTTGATTTTTTCTAATCAATATAATAGAATTGATTTAATAATTAATGAAAGGAGTAATAACATGGTCGATACTAAAACTGGAATAATAACTTTCAATAACTCTAGATATGATACGGATATCCCAATTATTTGCCCTTATTGTGGTGCTTTCGTTCAACCTAATCTAAAACAGTCCGTTGCTGCATCTTATAATTCAAGTATAATAATCTTAGTCACATTCAATGTCACATGTTGCGATAAGCTTTTCTTTTCAACATTTCAAAAGCATGAATCAGAAAGCAGAGCAGATTTACTTTATACTTATCCTTCTTACCAACTAGATACTTTGCCTGAAGCAGTTCATAACATATCACCTAGATTTGTTGAATTATATAAACAAGCAAATTATGCTGAAAATATGAATTTCTTTGAATTAGCTGGTACTGGATATCGAAATGCTTTAGAAGTTTTGATAAAAGACTATGCAATAAATGAACTTAAGATACCTAGAGATGAAGTAATCTCTAAAAAACTACATAAAGCAATTGAGCTCTATCTCCCAAACATTAGACTCTCTACTTCAGCAGATGTCGTTAGACTCTTAGGCAACGATAACACACATTATGAAAGGAAATATGAGGATATAGATTTCCCAATACTAAAACAATACCTTGAAATTTTCATCAAAACTATTGAAGTAGAATATTTAATAAGCAACCCTGTTATTCCTACTAATCGTTAACGATCATCAATATTATCTAAATTTATATTAATTTCCATCGAAGCTAAATCATTGATCAATGATTTAGCTTCTTTTAATTTAGACATTAATAAATTTAACTTATCTAAGGCTTCATCTACACCTTCAGCCTCAAGTTTTAATTTGGAACCGCCTAAGTTTATATTTTTCATTATTATTCTCCTTTCTTATTACACATAAAATACATACTATCTACTTTCTAAATCCTTCATTCTATTCAAAACAAGTTCATAACTTTTCTTTCTGTCAACCTCTTTTAATTCATCCATGTAATCTATACCATCTTCTATAAATTCCTTTAATTCTTCCCATGCCTTTTTATAATCCATATCTATTCCCCTTTCTTTACTTCGCATAAAAAACATTGTACGTCTTAATCCTCACTCTACGTTACAATCTATACAATTTTCAGGCTCATCTACCTGTTTCCAAAGGCATTCCTCACAATTATTATCTTTTTTACAGCTATTGCATTTGTTGTTTTCATATATATCTACTATGGCAGTATCATAATAAAGGCACAGTGTTCTACCCACACTCATATAACAACATTCAAAGTTCTTGTTCATCTATACTCAACTTCCTCTTCTTCATCTACTGGTGTCCCACAACGTGGGCATATGTAGTCTTCTCAGGAAAGTGGCAATCCACATATAACACATATATTACAACTCATATTTATTCCTCCTCTAAATCATCACTAGCATAACTATGCATTTCCGTTTTCTCCTAGCTTATATACATAATCCGTCCTACACCTAGGACACTTGAGATTTATGTTTGCTACTGTGTCAATAGGTACCTTACCTAGAAGCTTATTGCATCTAATACAGCGAATACATAATTGTGGCTCTTTTATTTCTTCCATAGGCACCTCCTACTTTATACCTTTGTTTATTCTGTCTAATTCCCTATTCACTTTGAATTCTTTGATTTTATGTACACCTTCACGCACTAAATCATAATCAAGTTTAATTTGTTCGATAAGATTTTCAACATCTGCTAGTTCTGATATGAGATCAGTTAATAATTGTGATGGCACTTTGTGCTTAATGTTTAAACGCTGACCACTTCTTTGAAATTTAGCTATAGCAACTATTAACTCTCCACATTCTTCAGTCAGTTGTCTGAGTTGTTTTTCCGGTCCATAGTATCTAATTATTTCTATTTGTTTATCTTCTAAAGTTCTCTCATCAACAACGATATATTCTGCTTGATTACTCATTTTCTTCCTCCTCACCATCGTCACAACCATCATTTTCTTTTATATATATTTTCCACAGCTCACAATATCCTGAAAGCGTATTTGATTTTCTATAATATTTACACTCTTTACAATTCAATGTCATACCCCCTATTTTATATTTATCTTACATTCATCTAAAATTACTTTCTTTAGTTCGTTTAACTTCACATAGTCCTTGTTTATACTGTCAAATGTGTCTTCTATGTGTGCTAATGCCCTTTTAAGCCTTATCTCTCCAAATCCGAACTTATCATGGAGAACTGTAGCAACCGCCACTGAATAAGCATCTGTAGTAAAACTTATACTTGTTTTCTTTGTTTCCTCCTGTAAATACTTAAGGTCATTAGCTGTAACACCTTTTTTAATAGCTCTTCTTCTCTGCTCTCTATTCATACTAGCTCACCAACTCATATAATTTAATTTTAGTACGTCTATCAATGTTATCCTCCACACTGAATATACATTTGCTGTCAAAGTGTACCTCTAATGCTAATTCTTCATATTGCTTAGATAACTCTGTATCTCCGTTAATTTTTCTAATAATACTTCTTATACATAGTTCTAACACCTTGTCCACCTTTAACCCTCCTTCAAAACAGGTTCTAAGTAATCAAGTAGTATCCCATTTCTAGACCTAACCTCTATCATTTCATCAATTGGGATTATGTTATAACCCCGTTTGCCTTTGTTTGTTTTCCACCTATCCCAATACCTAATGGCTTTTATACCAGGTATAAAATATCTCTTGTTGAGAGTAGTAATATAGCATAATACAAATGTAACTTCGCCGACAATAAGTGCATCTCTCATGTACTCTACTTGATGTGACTCTAGATTTTTGAGGGGTAATCCTCTTTTATCTATTGTCTCTTTACAGTCAAACGATATTGGTATTTTAGGTTTTACTGTTCCTCTAAAGTCTAAGGTACTTTTATCCTCAGGAAATGCTGATACTATTTGTTCGCCTTTTCTAATTACTTTCCAAGGAGTGCTAATCTTTTGGATTAAGGCTATTCCTTTATTCCTATAGGTGATATTAGATCTTCTTACCTCTTCCTCAAACCCCATGCCTTTATTGGCCATAGTGTAATTCTTCATCTAATTATCAGCTCCTTAGCTTTGTCTATGGCCTGTTTATATGTCCAATCAGGATTATCTCTAAGTAGTCTAGCGGCTTCATCTACTATATTTGCTATTATTTTATTATCATTATTAACCATAGTTGCCTCCTCAAGCATCTTCTTTAGCTGCTTTCAATCTTGCCAAGGTCTCATTTCTCTTTCTTGCAGCCATAGCTTCAAGATCATCAGCTGAATACTTATCTGTTCTACCTTCGAAGTTATGAAACCTAGTCTTTTTCCCAGGTAAGCTTTTAACATCAGGCTTATTAGATACAACTTTCCCTTGATTTAGATAGCCCTCAAATTTATTTCCTCCAAACAAAGTCTCTGGTCTTAGATACTGTTGCATCTTAGCGTCGTTGAGCCATTCACCGCACTTTATATCAATGACTTTCTTAAAGTCATCTACAGTAAACCCCTCTGCTAATCTAGCGTCTATCTTAGCCGTCGTTGGCTTTGTATCATGTTTGTAATTCCTTCCAGTTTTTAAATTCAGGTACTCGATAATATCTTTATATAATTCTTTATCATTCTTAACATTCTTTATATTCTTTACATTCTTGTTTGTGTTCACTTGTTGTTCATCCGTTGTTCGCTTGTTGTTCACTTGTTGTTCATTTTGCTGTTCATTTGATTGATACATGTTCCAGTTAAGTATTGTAATTAGCCGATTTTGATTACTAGCTTGTTGTTCAATCTGTTGTTGGTTTTTAAAGGTATTTAATATTCTTTGTACTTTATTCTCATCAACTTTTAAAAATGCTGCTATTGATTTTCTGCCAGTTATAAGTTGACCTGGTTGTAATGTGATTCTCTTTCCTTTGAACATACTGTCATATTCAGTATGAGTAGCATTTGCTAATAAATACACCCACAAAGCAAGATGATCAGCATCTTTACAAACAATTGGATTTTCTAACATTTTCCTGTGAAGTTTTATCCATCCACTCAATATCTATCACCTACTTTGAAAGTAGGGGGATTGCTCCCCCAGTTTTAGAATGGTACATCATCTGAGTCATCTATTTGCATAAACACTTCTTGATAGTCTTGTATTTCGCCTGTTTCATTATCTATATTTCCCTTAAGTTGCTCTCTTGTAGGTTTTGTAGGTGATTTAGGTGAATTAAGCAACATATCGCATGCCTTTTTAATAACTGGATCTGTCCTATCATTATTGACTAACCACTCTATATAGTCGGGTGCCTTTTTAAATACTTCTTCTAAAGTCTTGCCTTTGTGCTTTCCAAATGTAAGTTTAATATTTTTAGATTCAATATCTGTCATAGTGGATACTTGCTCCTGTTGTTCGAATTCTTTCATGTCCTCTATATCTTGAGTAAACAATTCAGAAAGACTTGCTACTGTTAAGGTTGCATCTACCTGAGCTCTTTTTTTGGCCATCTTAAGGATTGTATTAGCTTGGCTGTAGATTTCCTCATTTTCCATCTTGTACTCTGTAGCTCCCCATTTATTGGTCTTGCTCTTAAGAGCATCCTTGTCCACTCCTTCAGGCACATCAGTCTCTTTGTACCATCGCCATCTATACTTGTCCTCTTTGGAGTTGCAAGATCCTACACCTTCATTTATTTTTTGTCCATTTTTAGATAAAATGCATTTCATAGTGTAGGCAAATATTCCTTTTTCATAGTCCTCAATTTTATCTAGAAATTCATATTCACTAGTAAGACCGAACATCATTAGTATTTTCTCAGCCCCTGGCTTTAAAAGTGTTGGCTTTTTGGTTCCTGGTATTATATCGTAATCATGTCCACTCTTAAGAGTCTTTTGGATAGCAGCTTGCACCTGTGAAATTTTGTTAAGGGTTCCAACTAATGAAGAAACCTCTACATTATCAATTAAACTCATCATCAAGTTATCACTCATTTTTATACCTCCACTGTAAATTCGTCTGGTTTAGTTACAATTCTAAGTCCTTCAACATCTACTATTTCGCCTGTTTCTTTGTTAATGATACAATCGTCTTTGATTGTTAGTTCCTTCTTAAATTCAGCCCATTTGAACTCTTTCGTAGTCTTTATTAAATCAACTATTTCTTCTTTCTCTGCATACTCTAATAATTTTTCTTTGTCATAATCAAAACTTACCGATGCTTTCTTTAATTTCAATGATCCAGAAGGTAGCTTGTATGATTTTTGGGTTTTAGTTTCTTTTGCATATTTCTCAACAGTATCAAAGTATTCTCTTAGCTTACCCTCGAAGAAAGCTATTTCATTATTCACTCTGTCCTTTTCTTTCTTTAAATTAGCTTCTATTTGATTTACTTTTGTATTAGCTGCCATTTCAAATCTTCTAAGTGCTACCTTTGATTCTATAATTTTATCTAAACACCAATCAGCTGATACATCATTTTTAACCTTCCAAACTTCCTTTCGTTCCTCGTCTACATTTAAGTATTCATCAATCATATCCAGCATTAAATTCTCCACTTACTTTTCCCCCTTATTTGGTGTTATATCTACTACTTCTTTGACTTTGTTTATCTCTATGATCATCAGCTTCTTACCACATAGGCAATTGATGATCTGATTCTTCTTACCTTCTACTTTGCGGTTACAATTGGGACAATTCATACTGCTCTGCCCCTAATTTCATCCATATATATTTGTCCGTCTAATTCATCTATCTCTTTAACATGATCTGCATTATCTTTTATATCTTCAAGTTTCCTTTTCTTATAACAACTAGGTCCAAATCCTCTCTCAGCACTTTTCTTATTCTTTAGTGCTCTTCCACATCTTAAACAATTCATTGAACAATCCTCCAATCATGTGATATAATCACATTAATAAATAAATTTCTTTTTCCCTGACTTTGCTAAGGCTGCAACCTGGCAAGGTCTTTTTTTATCTTGTAATTCTTAATGAATTTGAATGTTCTTGTGTAGTCAATTCCGTATAAATTTCCTATCTGTTTATATGTCATACCTTGGTCTCTAAGTTTACACATATCTTCTCGGTCTTTCTCTGTTGGACAAAATGTTAACTTTTTTTTACCTTCTAAGATTCCAAAGGCTTCTTCGGGTGTAATGTAATTTTGATAGCATATTGCAATAGTTAAAGCTGATATACTGTCATGTAAATCCAAATTATCATCCAATTCATCTCCTCCTAAATTAATGTTCTATTACCACCAAGTAAAATATTGTTTAATATAAATAATTTTAAATCGTTACCATTAGCAATATTTTCTAGTTCTTTTCTTTCTTTTTTCTTCAAGCTTATCTCTCCTATCTATAACAGCTAGTCCAACAATGATGAATATTAATACTGGCCAAAAGTTTCTAATGATTCCTTCCCAACCAGCTAGATATAGTTGAAACTCATTCATCAATACCAACTCCCATCAGGGCAATAATGTAGCCATGGACCACTTTTAAAATGTACTTCTATATGATCCTTGTGCTCTTTTACCTTTGTAGCTATCAAATCCTCTTCAACTGCATTTCGGTGTTTTGCATAGACTCTTATAAACACTGACTTTGCTTGTTCGGATAATTTGTCAAATCCTTGTATACTTTGATTCATCTAGAAGACCTCCTATCTTGAATAAACTACTGACAATGCTGCTCCAGCAAGCTCTCTAATTTCTTTTTCAATCTCGTTCCACCTTAGCACTTCATGTTTTTCAATTTTATTATCACAAGCTATGTTAATCATGCAGTTTTTTACATCTTCTACGTCATTAGTTTCCTTTTGTAGCATTAGAACTGATATTGCAATATCATCAAACTTTATTGGAGGTAGCACTCGCATTCCTAATGATGAAGATTGTCTTAAGTGCTCATAACCTAACCAGTTAGTCCTGTACACATCTACCATGCTTAAAACTACGTCATTATTTGGAATAGTCCTAGCTGATTCGTAATCTCCCAAAGACCTCATACTCACATTTAACCTTTCAACTGCCTGTAATCTACTTAATCCAGCAATATTTCTAGCAAATTCATATATGGTTTTACATCCGCCCCACATTCCTCTTCACCTCCCTCATGATATTATTAAGTTAATACTAATCAGACTTACTTTTAACTTCCCCCTCCTTCTCATTTTTTTCTGATGCAGCTCTAGCCCTTACAGCCTGACCTATGATGCTATAGAAACTCTTTTCTCTTAAGGTCCAATCCTCTGGCCATATAGCATCAAGATTTTGTATTATTGGGTTTGGTAGTCTTGCCATCTAATAGTCCCCCCTCTATTGCTATTCATTGCATAATTTATCCTATCTCTTAGAAGCTCTAGTGCTTTTTTATTGCCACTTTCTATGACAGTATCTTCACCTCTTAAAATAACTTCTAACCTTTCATTTCCTTCTAATTTCCTAGCCTCTGCTACTTTATCCGCAACTTCTTTTCTTAATTCCTTGCCAAACCCAAGTTTTGTTGTATTAATATTGGTTATGTCTATGATCATCCTTTCTAACCTCCTCTCATTTCCTCACATGGTACCTTTTTCTGTTGATGAGTAAAAAAAGTCTGCATTGTAATACGTGTGTTACCTTTAGGGTAAAAAAATATCGTTGACTGATATATTAAAAACTTTTGATATACTCATTGCTACATCAAAACTAGGTTTTTCTCCTTTTTCTATGCGTATTATTGTCTGTCTAGTAGTACCTGCCTTATTTGCAAGTTCTTCTTGGCTCATTCTTTCCTTCACTCTTAATTCTTTAACAATATTGCTCATTTTTGTAACACCTCCTTTACAAGATAATAGTAACACAGGTATTACTATCGTGTCAAGTATGTTTTACTATGAATTTAAAAGTTTTTTAAAAGAAATGTAAAATATGTATTACAATATAATAAAGAAATAATACATAAATATAAAATAGATTAATAAATGGGGTAATTATATGGATTTAACTAAATTAGGAGAGATATTAAAGGAAAAGAGAAATGATTTAGGCCTTTCACTTCGAGATGCAGGTGAATTAATAGGTATTAGCCATAATTATTTATCTATACTAGAAAAAGCTATGGACCCTCGCAGTGCTGCTCCAATCAAACCGACAATAGACACTCTTAAATTAGTATGTGATGCATACAATTTAGATATTAATAATCTATTGTCGCTAGCTGGTTATACAGATATAGTAATAAATACAAATATAAAAAAAGATGATACTCCTACCCTTCCAGATGAGTTTTCTTCACCTGAAGAGGCAATTAAATTCCTACTAGAGCAAAATGTAATTATGGGCTTTGGTGGATTTGATGCAGAAAAGCTTAGTGATGAGGAAAAAGTTGATTTTGCTAATGAACTTTTAGGGCAACTTAAGTTGCTTAGCTACAAATATAAAAAATAGCTATAAACTAAATTATAAAATGAATTGTGATTGAGGGGGCATTCTAGTGAAAGGTGAACGGATGATGAAGAAGCTTATATCTCAAAGTCAAGAAGCATTTCTTTTATCTCTTGAGCTATTTAATAGGTTCAATAATAATTATCGTATTGAAGGATTTAGTTTCTTCATAATAAATGCTTGGGAGTTATTATTAAAGGCAAAGCTCATCCAAGTCAATGAAGATGATAAAGCAATTTATTATAAAAAAGATCCTAAAGAAAATTCATTATCAATAGCAGATTGCTTGAATAAAATTTTTACAGACAAAGGTAATAAGGTTAGAGAAAATATTTTTGAAGTGAAATCTTTAAGAGATCTAGCCACTCATCTTGTCATCCCTGAAATGGAAAATATATATATTGGAGTTCTCCAAGCAACAGTAATTAATTACACAAGATATTTATATAAATGGTTTGAAGTTGATTTAGAAGATAGATTTTCACCAGGAATGCTTGCTATCACTTATGGTAATGAACCTATTGATATACTAAAATTAAAGAGAAGGTACCCTAAAGAAATAATTTCTATTATAGAAAAGACACAGTCAGAAATAAAAGAAAAAACAAAAGAAGATACAGATCATTTGTACTCAATTCCAATTGACTATAAATTAGCATTTACAAAAAATCCTAAAAAGGCTGACATTGTTGTATCCATGGATAAAGACTCAAAGTTAAATTTAATTGAAGTTGAGAAGCCACTAAATATAAATGAATCACATCCAAATAAAGTGAAGGATATTACTAAAACTGTAAATGACAAATTAGGAACTACTCTTTCTAGACATGATATTTCTATGATAATAGAATTTGAAGGCTTTAAACAAACCGAATTTAGTGAATATCACTCATATATTAAAACGACAAATTACCATGTTTATTCTGATAAATTAGTTGATTTTATAATTGATAAAATGGAGAATAACCCAAATTATATTGAAAGATGTAAGAATAGGGTTAGAGATAGACATAAAAAAAGAGTAGCCCAGGGGATTACTAGCTAAAATAGCTTTCTTCATCCTAATTCCTT